GTTTAACTTGTCCCTGAGAAGTGTCTGGGGCATGAATGGTATGCACGCAGATGGTAGTAAGGCAACAGGTTTCAAATCGATGGTTGTTGCACAGTTTACTGGTCTATCTCTGCAGAAAGATGATAGAGCGTTTGTAAGATATAATGCTTCTACTGGTAACTATGACGTTGCAACTGCTGGTGATGGTGCTCACTTAGATGGTTTTGCTGAGTATCGTAAGGGTTGGGCACACGAGCACATTAAGTGTTCCAATGACTCTTTCATTCAGGCAGTTTCGGTGTTCGCTGTTGGATATGGCACACACTTTACTGCTGAGAGTGGCGGTGACATGTCGATTACCAACTCTAACTCTAACTTTGGTAACACTGCACTTCGCTCTGCTGGATTTAAGGCAAAAGCATTCTCTAAAGATAAAGCAGGTGAAATTACACACATCATTCCACCAAAAGCATTAAGTGTTATTTCTACAACAGCGACGGGTGTTTCTGGTGCAAATACGATTACACTAACAAATGATGGTTCTATTAACGGTGTAATCCAAGGCATGACAATCACTGGAGATGGAATTGCTGCTTCTGCAACAGTATTGTCTGTTAATACTAATACAAGAGTAGTTACCCTTACTGCTAATAATAGTGGAACTGTTAATGGTAACGTTATTTTCGGTGAAGAAACATCTGTTAACTGGGTAAACATTGATATTCAGCGTACAAAGACAATCAACGCTGCACTTGCTGGACAAGGTGGAACACCAGGAACAAGATTGTATCTTTATGGATATGTAACCGAAGCATCACCACCAACAACTAGAGTACAAGGTTTTACAGTTGGAGCACGTCAAGATGGAACTGGTGTTAATGCTGTAGCAGATAAAATTAACTGCTTACTTGTTGCTCAAGGCGCTGCAGCAGCAACAGTACAATCTGCAAGTATTTCGCCATATGGACCTAGTGTATCTGGTTTAAGTGCTGGTGTTGACGGTTCACCAATTCAATATGATAGTAACACATATACTATTGGTGGTGTTCCAAATAGTGTAGGTGGATGGTACTTATCTGTAAGTTCTACCGATAACGAAATCTATACCGTTCTTTCTACCAATACTCAATATAACAACGTCAACTTCACACCTACAACTTTCCTTAAGAGGATTCCTGACAGCAGAGACCTTGCTGACAGAACTTATCGTGTTCGTTATGTAATTGATAAGGATAAGACTAATCCCCTGCCTCGTGACCCTATCAGCGGTTATGTAATGCAACCTCTGAATAGTGACACAACCAATTATAAACTCAATCGTACATTCTACATCTACGATATTGAGACAGTTCAAGAGTTTGAGAGAGGTGTCAATGACGGAATTTACTATCTTACCTTCCTTTGTGCATCTATTGCACCTTCGACTTCTAATTTCAACAACAGGAAGTTCAGTCAAAACGTCAACGAAGTCTATCCTACGTTTGACAGAGACAACCCTCTTGCTGACCCTGATGCTGCAATATCCGTCGCTGACAACGAAACTATCGGTCTTGTAAATGCAACCGATGGTGCTACACCAACTCCAAATAAAGACCCTCAGCGTTCTATTACTAAGGAAGCAATCGAGTTTCTGTTAGCTGATACTGGTTGGACACAACCAGGTACAACACCCAACTTTGATTCTCTGAATGGTAGACTCTCTAATGTTGAACTTACTGCTCGTGCTGGTGATGAAGAGGTCAGAAAGATTAACATTCGTGAGAACAATGATGGAACAGTTGCTCCCATTAATGTAGAATTTAGAAGACACTCTATTCTACGTTCTGGTAACCATACATTTGAATATCTTGGTTTTGGTCCTGGTAACTATTCGACTGCATTCCCCCAGACTCAGGTAGAAACTCTGACACAAGACCAAGTTAGATTCTCTCAGTCTATCAAGGAAGAAGCAGGTGTTGCTTTCTACTCTGGTCTGAACTCTAACGGCGACCTGTTCATTGGTAACCAGGTTATTAACCCTGTTACTGGTCAGATTACAAACGAAGATATTGCACAACTGAATGTTGTTGGTGAAGAAAATACAACGATTGAGACATTCTCTGAGTTGGTTCTTACTGACAAACTGACTGTTATTGGTGGTGCATCTAACCAGTTAGAATCTATCTTCGCTGGTCCTGTTACCTTCCAAGGTTTAACTACATTTACTAATAACTTACAAGCGAAAAAAATTACATATTTTAACCAGGATGGTACAGTAATTAAGCAAACTTTACTAGCACCTGAGGACGCAAATGGTCAACCTGACTTTGCCAATATCACAGGATACAGTACGCCTGCTGATGGGGATCTTGTTTATAACATTAACTGGGAACCTGGCAAGTCGCTTGGTTGGATATACTACAATTCCGCTTGGTACGAATTTGGTCTCACGGATGTTGGTGATATCAATATTGTTAATGACAACGGCACTACAAGGATTGGTATTGGGGTTGCTCCTATATCTCCTTATAGGATTAACATAGATGGTTCTGTAAGAGTTGATGGTGACGTTGTTGGTACTGGTAGAGGTGTTGTTGGTTCTGACAAGTACATTACCAAAACATATTCTGGTGATGGAAACACATTGACATTTGCTGTTACTACCTATGGAAACAATATTAAGCACTCTGCCGATTCATTGTTGGTATTCTTGAATGGTGTAGCACAAATTGCAGGCACTAATTACACTGTCGATGCTAATGGTGCAAACGTTGTATTTGCTTCTGGTGATGCACCTACAAGCACAGATACAATTCATATCGTTGAAATGCCTATCTAAATATAACGGAGGATTCCTAAACTACCATGGCAATCACAAGAATTAGTGGCAATCAGATTGCCGACACAACATCAGCAATCGTAGATACACTTGGTTTTTTAGATAATGAAAGTATCTTAAGACTACCTACTGGTACTACTGAAAATAGACCTGAAGGTATTTCTGTAGGTACTCTTAGATTTGCTACCGATATTGATTCTGCAGAAATTTATAAAGCTGATGCAGATGGTCAGGGTAACCCTGGATGGACAAGTGTAGGTGGCGGTGGTGCCTCAGTTGGTAATGATGGATTGATTAGAACTAATAATAGCAATTTAACTGAGGATGCATCTGTCGGAAGTTCTCAAGGTGATGAATATAAGCATGGTCATTGTGTAGGACCACTTACCGTAGATACAAATGCCACATTGACTATTGAAGCCGATGGTATCTTGTTGATTCATTAATTCTACTTACTTATAAATAACTAAAAAGAGCGTTGCAAAATGAGTACACTCAGAGTTGATACTATTACCAATAAACTGGGTACAGGAGGTCCTACTTTTTCTGGTAACTCCATCCTTAGTGGTAACCTTACTGTTACTGGTAGTTTGTTAGATAGTGGTGGTAATGACCTTTTATCTGGTAGTGATGCATCTGCTGTTTCTGATGGCACAACAACACTCACTGTTGCCAACAGTGCATTGACTCCAGATACAACAAATGCCCGTGATTTAGGTAGTTCTACGCTACGCTATAGAAACATTTACACAAACGACCTTAATTTATCTAATGAAGGTGGTCAAAATGATGTTGATGGAACTTGGGGTTCTTGGACAATTCAAGAGGGTGAGGACGATTTATATCTTCTAAATAGAAGGAATGGTAAAAAATACAAGTTTAACTTAACGGAGGTCTGATAACCATGGCACTTATTTCCTTGTCGGAATCTGGGAACATTGGCAATGGTGGCAGAATGTTCCAATATGGCGATTATATCGTTCACGAGTTCAGAGCGGATGGTATGTTATGGTTGCCAGCAAACAAAACTATTGACGTTCTTTTAGTTGGTGGCGGAGGTTCTGGTGGACCTTCTTATGGAAACAATGATACTGGAGAAGGCGGCGGCGGTGCTGGTGGAGCACTTTGGAGAACTAGTTATTCTATATCTTCTGGATATTATCAAATTATCATCGGTCAAGGTGGAAGACGCCAATCTAGAGGCGTCCCATCCGATGAACAGAAAACAACTGCTAACAATGGTGGACATACTTGTGCCTTTGGTGTAGTTGCTTATGGCGGCGGTACTGGTGGTGCTTCTGACGACTATCTGCCCCCTGGTAGAGGCGGTTGCGGCGGCGGTGGTGGTGCCAGAAATGGTAGCGGATGGAACAATGGCGTCGGACAAAGTGCTCAGGATTTTTCTGGTTGGACCAGATATGGTGGCAATGGTGGTAACTCTGCTCAAGGTAACTATTCTGGCGGCGGTGGTGGCGGCATTGGCGGCAACGGTGGCACCCAAAGTGGTGGAACAAATTCCTCTAACTCTCAAGCAGGCGCTGGCGGTGCTGGTAGAGACTTTGGTGCCTACTTTGGCAGAACTGTAGGTCACTACGGTTGGTTTGGTGGTGGCGGTGGAGGTGGCACATATCGCCACGGTACATCTACAATGTATCAAGCACCTCCTAATGGTGGTAGCAGCAACTATGGTGGCGGCGGTTTCGGTGTATCCGCTAGAGAAGGTAACCAATCAGACCCCAACCAATTTGCTGCTACTAGAATTGATGGCATGAATGGCACTGGCGGTGGTGGTGGTGGTGGTGTTGAAGACCAAGAAAACTTTGAACAAAACCAAGGTGCATGTCACGGTAAAGGCGGAGATGGTGCAGTTGTTCTTAGATACGCAATCTGATTGATATAATCTAAAAAATGATATATACTGGGGATATATGCCCCAGTTTTTTATGGTTACTGTTACTGATAATTTTTTGAATCTCTATGATTATAATAAACTGTGGCAAGTAATTGACGATAGAAATTTTCCATGGATTAAAACTCCTATAGTTCCAGAAGAACTATCAAATAAAGGATCTAACAATATTCAGATGGTGCATTATTTTTATGAAAATTATGCACCATCATCTCAGGCAATAGATGAATTACTACCACTATTTCAAATGATAAATCCTTTGGCACTGATTAGAGTTAAGGCGAATTTGACTTTTCCAACAAAAGAAAGTATTGAGTCTGGGTATCATATTGATTGCACTCATCACGATGAAAAATCATATCTGCGAGCAGGTATTTTGTATATGAATACTTGTAATGGTTACACTAAGTTTGAAGATGGAACAGTTGTTGATAGTGTGGCAAATAGATTTGTTAGTTTTCCTAATGCAATGAAGCACACTGGCGCGACATGCACCGATGCTCCCTATCGAATCGTTCTAAACGTCAACTACATCGTTTGAGGGAGTGTGCCAGTTGAAATAAGTGTCACAGGGGGTATTGAACCCCCTTTTTTCGTGCTATACTATCAGGGTACTCAAGGAGGAAATCCAATGCCCCGATTCGTTCTGTCCGCTATTGATGAGGACGAAACTGTAACGACTAAAAAGTTTGAAGGAGTTTATCTGGATGACGTTGTTAGCAAAGTCCAAGACTTTCTGCACGGTGTAGGATTCGTCTTTGAAGAATTGCACACGCAAATCTATCCTATCAACACCGAACATCCTGAAATGACTGATATGGATGATTATCGGTCTGTCTATAAGGATGTAGACTGATACATATTATTAGTAGTTTATTCTAATTTCAACACACAACACAATGGGTAAGACTTTTCGACGTGGTGGTAACGAACGCGGTTACTACTCTCCTGGCAAATCTATCCGTGACAAGCGACAAAAAGGCGGCACTAATCGTTCTAACTGGGCAGATGACAACTATGACGACTTCCAATCCAAAGACAACAAAAAAGGACGAAAGTTTAATGCACAGTATGATGATGGAGACTGGAACTGAAAACGAAAAAGAATCTGAACTTTTAGAGTTTGACGACTTTTCTGAAGTAGACTACGACCTGGATTACACCGTTCAATACTAATCTCAATGAACTTCGACGACGAATCTCAGGACATTAAGTTCAATCGAGGACTAGACTTGTTTATCGAGTCTGTTCTCAAACCTGACGGTAAATTGCGTCAGTGTGCTCACAATCAAAAGTGCTATAACGAACTAATGTATATTCGTTCGTATGTTCTTGACTATCTTAAGACACTTCGGAGGGACGCCTGATGATTGGTCTTCACACTGCAATTCTTGACTTGGATGAGAAAATGATTCTCAAAGATGCATTGTTTTTGTATGTCTCTGACTTGCAAAAACGATACTATCATGATAAAATCCTACCTGAAGAAACCTACCTCTGTAAAATGCGAGAGGTTGAAGGTATCGTTGACAAACTACACTTGACTGAACTTTATCGATGAATGTACGTTATCAGGTTCTGCGACCTAATGTTGATGGTGGTATTCTTGTAGAATATGACAAAGCAGTTCTCAAACCTTTGTATGATGTTGCAGATAAAATGCGACAAAACTTTGAGGACTGTACCTCAAACAATGATGCTCTGGCAGGAAACATCAAACGACAATATAAGTTGGATGATGAAACATTGAAGGTTGTTGATAACCTGATGACACCAATTATGCACACTCATGTCAAAGAATATGAGTATGCTGAAAGTGTAAAATATTGTGATGATAACTATCCTCTAAAATTGGATAGTGCATGGATAGTGTTTCAAAAGAAACATGAATTTAATCCAGTTCACACTCATAAAGGCGTGTTTAGTTTTGTCATCTGGTTGACACTTCCATATAAAATGGAAGATGAAATGAAACAACCTGCTGTAGTTGATTCGAATACACCCTGCCCTGGACATTTTGCATATTTGATGGCAAATAGTCTGGGTAACATTCAGCACAGACTGATTCCCACTGACGAAAAAATGGAAGGTTGTGCATTTCTTTTCCCCTCTATGTTAAACCATTGTGTTTATCCTTTCTATACGTCTGATGAGTATAGAGTTTCAATTTCTGGTAATTATGTAATTTCTCCCAAATGACTGTAAAATGTATTAGATTTGTTAGCGGTGAAAATGTAGTCGCTGACATTGTAGATGAAGATAATGAAAGTATTACTATTCGTGATGCAATCGTTGCTGTTCCTACTAATCCCGAAGGTACGCAAATTGGATTCATGCCATTCGCACCTTTGCAAGACCCTGATGAGCATGAGGTAACAGTCTCTAAGCAGTTTGTAATGTATGTTGCAAAGATTGCTCCTAATTTGAAAGAACAATATAATCAAATGTTCAAGCGTTCTAGTATTCTTTCGACGCCAGAACCTAAAGAACTTATCCTGTGACAGTTAAACAACCTGCACACAGTATCCCCAAACTCCCCTAACCTATGCAATACTAATGATGTTGGAGAAAGACATTCGCCTATTGAACAAAGTCATCCGTAAGGGTGAAAACGGACAAGTCGCATATAGCGACGATGAACTAAAACTTCTCAAGAAAAAGCGTCGCCAGTTGAAAGATTGGAAACGCTCTGCACAAATCTCTCAAAACAACGGATTCGGACAGTACATTAACAACGATGACCAAAATGATGATGACTGATGAAACTTTCGGCGTCTCTTGGGACGAGAATGATATGGTTCAAGTTCAAGAAGATGACTGGGTTTCTTCTATCCTTGGCAGTGAAGAAGCAGCAATTTATGATGTTCTCTCTGAGATTCAATGAACAATAACGAGCGTTACAAAGTCTGTTGGACTAAACCCAAAGCAAAGAATGGGTTCTATTCGCAACAAGAAGTTGTTGTGTTTGGTTTAGACAATGTGCAACATATTATCGAGCATGTTGTACCTAAAGGACAAGGATGGGACGTGATACCTATGTGACAATCGAATAACCTGCACAAGCACCTTGACAGGGTGCTTTTTTCATGCAATACTATTAAAAGTTCAGAGAATTACATGAGGAAACCTTTCCTTAAGTGGGCAGGCAATAAGTATAAAGTTCTGGAGCATCTTCTGCCCCTGATTGGTACTCCTGAGCGGTTCTGTGAACCCTTTGCAGGTAGTTGTGCTGTGTCTCTAAATGTAGACGCTCAGCAGTATGTTATCAACGATATTAACAAAGACCTTTACTATCTTTACAAGCAAGTTACTAATCCGAACGATGACAGTTTCATTCAATACTGTGGTGAACTATTTCGTCCTGAGAATAATGTCAAGGAAGAATACCTTGCATTTAGGAAGTTCTTCAATGAGTCTGTTGATGTGCAAGAACGAGCACGACTGTTTGTGTATCTGAACCGTCACTGTTTCAACGGTCTGACTAGATACAACTCTAGTGGTGGTTTTAATGTTCCTTTTGGACAAATGAAGAACCCGAGTCTACCTGCTGAGGCAATGATGGACTTTCGGATGTACTTTCTGATGCGTCAGCATAACTTCTTCAGCACTTCTTTTAACGACGCTGGACTATACTCTGGTCTGGAATCTGGTGACGTTGTGTACTTCGACCCTCCGTATGTTCCTGCATCGGATACTGCTAACTTCGCAAGTTATGCCAAGGAAGGGTTCACTTATGACCAGCAAGTAGAACTGGCAGAGTTAGCAGAATCTCTCGCTAATCGTGGCATCAAAGTTATTGTCAGCAACCATGATACTGACGTTAGTAGAGAACTTTACAAAAACGCTCAAATCTATTCGTTGCAGGTGTCCCGTAGCATCTCTGCCAAGGGCAGCAGCAGAAAAAAAGCAAGCGAGTTAATCGCTGTGTACCAGTGAGCGAACTGCACACCATGGGTTGACCTGGGTGCTGTTTGCTGCCATACTATCAATGTTGAGACAACAACCCATGAAACTTTCTACAGCACAAGTTGAGGAGAAACTCAACACATTTGATTACACTCAACTCCCCAAACCTGGCAAGAATAAGGGTGACCGTGGTCAACTCTTTGAGACTGCTCTGGGTATCGAGAACGGGTCTGATTTGAATGACCTGATTGATGGCGAACTGAAGTCTTTTACCCTGACTGAACCTATCGCTGTCACGATGTTGCAGCACTGCTTGACTCAAATTATCGACGACACTGTTGAGTTTGAAGACAGCAAAGTGTACGAGAAACTGAAGCAAACTATCTACGTTGCTTTTGACCGTGCTGGTAACTTCCTGAAGTCCAAGACTATCAACGAAGCAAACTCTCCCGAGCACTATCAAGAACTCGCAGAGGATTACGGTTACATTGCTGCTCAAATCAAGGCAGCATATGCAACTGGAACTGAACTGCACACTATCAACGGACCCAACAATCTTCTTCAGATTCGTACTAAAGCAAACAAGCGTCCTGATGGTACTTACAAACCCCTAACTTACAACGGTCAGCAACTCAAAGATAAAGCGATGGCGTTCTATCTTCTGGGTAAGTTTGGTCGGGAAATTGTTACGATGTGACAATCGTACAACCTGCACATAACACTTGACAGGCACAGGGTTCTGTGCAATACTTAATCATACTCAAACGACATTCATGCAACTGCGTCCCCATCAACAACGTGCTTTCGATGCAATGC